AGTGGTCTGGGTAGTTAATCCTTTATCATTGTATAGGTAGTATTCTTCTTGGATACTTGAAAGTTCTACACCTTTAGGAGAACGTGAAGATTTTACAACTTTTACGCGTCTGATTTTTTGTGGTTCGATGATTCTTAATTCAGTAATGCCAGATTTCTTATTATTCTCATCAAGCATGATGTTATAATAGATTCTACCATCGATGTACCAAGTTCTGAAAATGTCATGGCCTCTATCATTGAACTTCAATAGAGTAAGTACATTCTCAAATTCATCTCTAATTTTCTTTTTGATGCCATCGGAAACTTTAGTATCGTCAAGAACGATACTGACAGTTTGTCCAGTATCACTAGTAACGATTGCTTCATTAACAATATCTTCAATTGCTGAATCGCAATCTGGGTATTGACTGATTTCACGATATTTCCGAATTAGATCATTTTCGTTTTTGATGCCACCATCTAAATCTACAGAAAGACCATAGTAATTTGCGGCAGATACCAAAGCAGAACCGTCTTCAAGAGACGGTGGCACTACTGAAGCCACCACCGTCTTTTGATTCGCTTTCTTTTTGGTTAAATTAATTCCAAAAATTTCCATTATATACCTTCAGTATGTTACTATACAGTTACGTTAGTAGTCCAATAATCATAAGTGAATGTCACATCGAAAGATTCGATTGAAGTTCCACCATCATAGGACAATTCGATAGCCCCAATTGTAGTTGGATATGCGTTTACAAATTCATATCCTTTAATAGTATTACCGTTTCTATCAAGTTGTTCTACTTGCATTTGCATTTGGTATGATAAAGGATCTAAACGACCATCTGTATATTGAGCAGTCTGAATGCCTTCAATCCAAGCTTCAAGACTATCTCTAATTTTAAAGTTGACATCGTTATAGATGCTGATTGTCCATGGTTCAAATGTTCTTTCACCAGCCACATGAACTTCACGACCCCTATATGGGATAGAAATATCGCCTAAATTAGAAGAAGGTAATTGAGCAGCATGACATAAGAATTGAGCTGTTCTAGCAGCATCAGAATGACCAAGTACCCACTGGGGTAATTGTAAGAATGCTTGAAAGTGATTAGCTCTTGCTCCGCCACCGACAAGGGTAGCTTTAAAATCGTTAATTGCAGTTGCCATTAGTTATCTCCTATTAGGCGCCAATTGTTGAAAACTCTACTGCTTGACGAGCAGCAATGAAGTTCAATGTAATAAAGTTAATGCTATAATTTGGTTTAATATAGATGTCGGCAACAAAGTTATTGGTTTCTACTACTTGTGGAGTATTGTTGGTTGTATCACATATTACTTGGAAAGCATTAATTCCACGTCTACCTTGAACATCACGCAAGAAAGGTTCAATCATATTTTTAAATTGAGCTCTTGTAAATGAGTCATTAAAATCAAATAATTGAAATTTGGCTGCAGTTGAAATAGATTTTTCAAGAATGATAAACAATCTACGAACGCCAATTCTATCAAACGCACTTGGTTTTGATAATAATGTTTTATCACCGTACAAGATAATACCTTGGCCTGGGAACGAAACTACTGGATTAACACCATTGCTATACAATGTATCACGAGCAGCTTTATCAGGATTGAATGCTAATTTAACAACATTTTTGACTTGACCGCGTGTATGACCACCAGGAGAGAACCAAGGGTCATTTGTTTCATCTGTACGAGCACATAATCCAGCAATATCACCATTTAACGGAACCCAACGGTATTTGTCGTTGTATCTGTCATACTGATATTTATAACCAGAATCCAATACTGCATAAGATGTTGATGGTAGTGCATCACGATATAAATTTACTTTAGTAGTGATTGCTGAGTCATTACCAATTAATATGCCACCAGTTGATAAATCTTCTGGAGAAACAAATACCAATACATCTTTACGAACTTCAGCAATATTATTAATTACTGATGTAGCAGTAGAAGCAGATGCTTTACCTAAGAAGATATAAGCCAATGGATATTGTTCTGCATTAGATAACAAGTTATATGCTTCTAATTGCTGAGCAGCAGTACTTGATAAATCATCAACACCACCTGTCAAAGCATATGAACCATATGCAGTTAAACTTGTGAATGCTGTAGCACTTGTAATTGTCGCATCCCAGTCGGCTACTAATTTAGAAGTCCACCAAATATAATTTGATCTTGTTGCTAATACATCTTTGTAGTAGTTATTAGTGCCGTTTTCAGATTTGGCATTAGAACCTTTAGAAACGAATGAATATTTTTCCAAGATTGAACCAGGAATGCCTGTCCATTCGCCATTAACATCTACTATTACAATGTGTAATTCATCGTTAGCAGCAGAAGCGCCTTTTGCTACGGCAAATGAGGAAGTACCTGGTGCAGCTTGGAATTGACTAGCGTATTTCCAATCAGATTTAATAGCACCACTGGTCAAAGCAACAAGAGCATTAGCTGCTAAAGTAGCTACCGAGTTGCTAGTGATAGAAGCGACAGTACCTACAACTGTGCCAGTACTATCTTTAACAACTGCACCAACATACAATTCTGATAAGAATTTAGTTTGAGCAGCGCCTGAAGTGCCGCCAGTCAAAGTAGCAGATGATGTTAGGGTAGTAGCAGTACCACTTAGAGTTACAGCTTTAAATGTGGCAGAGTCAGCAACTTCAACCGAAATTGAGTTACCTAAAGCTCCTGGATATTTTGCAGTAAATTTAATTGTACCAGTACCAGCACTGAAATTAGTTTCATAGTCTGTAGTATTTTTAATTACTGTAGCAGTACCAGAAGATACAGCATTTTTATGAGTAGTTGATCCTGTACGGATATTAACCAAGTTATTAGAATATGATAAGAAGTTAGCTGCAGAGAACCAAGCTTGAGCGTTAGCATCATTAGGTTTTCCAAAGAAAGTGACTAGATCATTTTCAGAAGATACTGTTGTTGGTTCTAATACAGGACCCCAAGCAAAGGCTCCAGCAAAAGCCGCGGCAGATGATGCAATAGCAGGAACGATATTAGTAAAGTCCTTTTCTACAATTGCTACGCCTGGTGATAATTGAATTGGCATGTTTGTCTCCATTGAGGAAAATAGTTGAAATTATATATTATAAATTTATACATCACATTGTTAAAAATTTAGTTCTAATTCTATTTATAGAATCTAAAAATTCGCTAGTACATCACGCTCTGATTCGTTGCCGTCAGTTAGCCATCCGGTAGGAGTCATTTGTTCGTCTAAGAGTTTCAGTCTATCCTCGAAAATAGATTTTCTCATATCGATATTAGTAAGAGCTGTAAAATAAGGATCGGTAGTTAGCCAAGCAAATAGCACCAACGTCATTACTAGATCGTCATGGTACCCATCGTCCGCTGCATAAGAGCCTCTGGATTCAATAAAAGTAGAGAACTCTGCAATAATATCAGCATCGTATACTAATAGTTTATTTTCTTCTATCAGGGTCTTGAGGTTATTACATCCAATACGTTTTATCTTCTTATCAGTATTGATGCCAAGTCTAGTTGTTCCACCAAATCCTCCTGATATCATTTGACCTTTTGTATTTCTACCAACAGCAAGAATATTTTCATACTCAAGATCAGCGTGGAGAATATAGCTGACTTGTTCTGAGCTATTGATTTCCATAAGAACAAATGCTTCATTATAATCATTAGCTACTTTGTAAATAACATTAGGATACAACAGGGGACTGATATTATTATCTCTATATTTTGTTACTACTTTGTATGGTAATTTAGTAACATCGATTACAGTGAAGGCAGAATAATCGCCTCCTACTCCTTTAGAAGTATCGACTATCATGACATAGCTGTGGAATTGTATAGGATATTCTATGATGTCTAATCCCTTATTAGAATACAAATATGATACTGGTTTCATTTTGGACATGACATCAGCAGCAATCAATGTGTAAGATGAACCAAGGAAGTGCATTAGTACTTCTTGATTATACTTAATTTCTCCTAATAACTGTTTCTGTTTAGCTGCCCATTCTTCGTCATGTAATGGATGTTCCCAATACTCTACTCGTTTATGAATGAATCCATTTACATTCCGTTCAGCTTCGTCCCACATCTTCCAGAAGTGATTGAAACCAATAGGAGTGGAAGTAATGATTACTTTTGATGATTCGCCAGAAGAGATGGTAGGATAAGTTGAAGCAAAGAATTCTTCAGCAATGGTTCCTGGTACAGAAGATAACTCATCAAGGTATAATAGGTTAACAGATTTTCCTCGAATACCCGATGCTGTTGTTGCAGCAATAAATGCTTTACTTTTATTCTCCAGTGCGACAGAACCTTTATTCCATTCTACTACACCTTGTTGGAGCCACACAGGAAGTTCTTCATACATCATTTGGAATCTTGACATTACTTCTCGAGCAGCAGCAACTTTATTACCCAACATAGCAACATTTTTACTTTCGTTGAATACACAATACCAAACAAGATAAGCTGCAACAGTAGTAGTGTTATGTGATAAAATATTATTAGTATAAAATGTATGATTATCGGAATCCAAAGACAAGTCGTACATATTTTCATAATATTCAAGACACTCAACTCGAATAACTTCTGAACTTCCTATGTTGGTTCGTATTAAGCGCCCATAAGAATCCTTTGCAAAAACCTCGTTATATTCGTCGTCGATAATAATATGAGTATCTGCACATTTTAGATACAAACCATTTGCTAATGTTATTTTGTATACTTCATATTCTATAGTTTTGTTAGATGTTATAATATCAACAAAACCATCTTCCGTTTCAACTTCCCAATCCGAAACATTGATGGATTCTACGAATTTTCTAGTTATTGTATCAGAAAGGTTATACATTCATCAATTACTCTTTGTTTATGTTTTTTAAAATCACACTCTTTAATATGAAGTATAGAGTAACCACTGTTTATAATTCTATCGTCCCTATTACGTTCTTTGGATGGATTTGCAATTCGATCACTGTGCCAATAATCGCCATCAAATTCTATTATTCTTTTCTTATCTAAGCATATAAAATCAGGTAATACTAAAGATCCATCTGATAATTTTAATCTATATTCTTGATTACGCTCGTCTTGCTTATTCTTAGTAGCGAAGTATACATTAGGGGAATTGTATGAGTGTGCTAACTCATCAAATAATAATTGTGATATCTTGGAGAAGTTTTGTTTCTTATAAGATTTTGCCCACTTCAATTGTCTATTTGCCCAAACTTCTCTACCTTTATCCGTCCCATGTTTAGTAACACATATTTCTAAACTAAAAGTTCTCTGTCTATCAGATAAAGCAATTGTAGCCTTTTCAATAGACATACCTCGTGAAGTATAATATTCTATTTTAGTCCTATCGTTGTTATTTGTAGTCTTAGTAACTACTCCCTTTCTCTTAACTTGCGAAATGGTATCTAAAATTTCAGCTTCTGTTAATCCATTATATTTAGTAAATTTTTTACTATATGGCGATTTATATCCATTATGACCATAACTTGGATTATTGTCGCCTTTCATCTTATCTATTGCCTTTTGACTATGAACTGGACCATACTGATTAGTATACTCTTCAACAGTCATGTCATGAGACATAGGATGAGTTCCTAGATTGTAAGATCTAAACCCACATAGTTTACATTCGCGATAATCGTACTCATTAGAACCATCTGGATATTTTATCAAAGATTTCTTACGTCTATTATCGACTTCAATTTTTCTTTTGGTCTTAGCTTTACAATCAACTGAACATAAAGTGGCATTATGGTGACGTGGTGTGAATTCTTGGTTACATTCCTTGCATTTTGTGGAATTCTTCAGCAGTGACATTTAAGGTTTCTCCAGTTTTTTTATTTCTTACCTTATATATCGTGTCTTTTTCAAAACACTTACCGTGCTGGCGAGGGAACATTCCAATCGAACGAGAATTGAAATGTATAGTATTGATAAAATCTATTTGATAATCATATAACTCAAATGGGACTAATCCGTAATCAAGGGTAATGATCTTGATATAATTTTTGATGAAATATATAGGGTCAGCTTTACATTTTATGTATTCTTGAACTTGGTGTTCTGTGTAATCAACAGAGACACCAATAGTCTTGAGATTAGGATTTGAGTTATAGGTAAGTGAAGCCATAATGTTGTTATTTCCATATAAATAAAGTATACTCTGTACATAGCCCATTATAATTGTCAGACCATGGGACACTGACCGCATACATCGAACCTTCCCGATGTAGGAGAGGATCGAGATTCGTCTTGTACCCTTCAGTAGCCAAACTGTAAACAAACCTGTCGTCAATGACTAGCAATACAGGTGTGGTCGATAAAGATCAACATTATTCGCAGGTCGGATGTTTCTTTATCCGAATTCCAAATTTTTGCATCGGACCTACACGGCGCAGTTTATTATAAACCATCAATGTAGGGAAGTACCTTTAGCATTCTAAAATAGGATCCGTGAGCGAAGCGAACTCTGACCTGAAAGGTCAGCAAGGGTGGCTCTTAGAACCCCGTTGGTGTGCTATTGGTCCAAGTATCTATTATAAAAGTATCTGGTACATTAGACTTAACAAAGTAATCCAATGGTTGATTCGGTAAAGTAATATTAGCTTTCTTGATAACACCAGATGAAGTAATGGAACCAAATATATTTACTTTCATAGTAAAGTTAAAAGTATAAACTATTTCCCTTCTTGATTGAAAGTCGCCATCATATGAATCTTGGAAACTTACATTATTCAATATAATAGGAACATCATTAACAATATTCAAGTCTGGAATAGCATTAATTGATAATGTATAGTCTGGAGTGAATACTGGCAAGATTTGTTCAACTACTGCTAATGCATCTTCTGTTGTTTTAGTTAACAAGTTTAATTCTATATCTAGATTATATGGTACAGGACTGAATTGAGTCTTTAATACAGATGTTGTTTGGTTATAACTTGCTACCTTAGTCATCTTATTGGACTTTCTAGTTGCATCATAAGAATATCCAACTATTTCAAACGACATTCTAGGAAGTATAGTATTAACATTGTTATCCAATGATGGATCTTGTTCCAGTCGAACTAGCCATTTTTCTTTAGGGCCATAAGCAATAGGCACGTTTATGGTTTGTAATACGTCACCATTTTCGTCCATTCGTTCAATTTGAATTTCCGAAAACATCCGTCCAAACGCCACAATTGCTTTCTTTATGATACCATGGTAATATGGAGGATTATTCAACATTATAGTTCACCAAATGGATTCGTTTCTGAAAAGATAACATCGGTTGCTTTATCGATAAACTTAGCATTATCACCATAAGACTGTTGAGTATCAGTATTGGCAGTAATGTCTACATCAAACGATTTCAAAGTTTCAAATACATCAACTTCATCAATACCAGTATTGATCTTTTCACTAGCATATTGGAACAATTCTATTTGTAGTTTGTAAACGTAAAGTTTTCCAATTTGATAGAATGGATCCTGATGTTGCACAAACTTGATTTCAAATAATCCCTTTGATAGTGGAAAGTAAATCAAGTCACCTTCACACGGTCTATTTGGAAGAATGGTATCTTCATAAGTTCCGATGAGTTGTTCCCAACGTTTTCTAGCAATTACTAGAGTAGCAGACTGTTCAACCATCAGACCAAACTTTTGAATGAATGATCCTTGACCTTCAAAGTTATCTATATTCTCAAAGTATGCTTCTATTGGATATTGGCTATTGAATTGAGATAATCTATCCTCACCAAGTATTTCATCTTTAGCAATCAAAGTTCTTGGAATGTATCTAACATCCTGACCATAAATCTTTAAAGATTCGATGATAATATCTTCCCAAACATTCTGTTCAGAAGTAGTACCCATTGAAAAATATCTATTTCTTGGCATAGTATCAGCCCATAAACCATGAGAGTGGAGCGGCTAATGTCAATAATTCATCTTCAAGGTCTTTAATTTCTTGCATTGCCATATCGTACATGCCTTGACCATCAATAGAAACCCCGCCAGGTAACAACATTCCGGAAAATTTAGATAAATTCTGTCCCCATTGTCTACGAAATAAAGCAGTCACATATTGCTTTAACCATCTTTCATTCCAAACATTAGCAAACTCAGCAGGATCCAATGCTCTATAGCATTCTGCAATAACATAGGTCCCTAAAGTAACATCAGTTTCCCAATTAAGGTCCAAATGTAATCTGCCTTGCATACGATTAAATCTGATTGAAGGTGCTCTGTTTAATACAAAAGACATCAAATCAAGATAACTCATAGCAGTAGTATAGTAAATCATTGATGTAGAAGTCAAATCATGTAAATCATTTAATCTTAGTTGGTACTGAAGATTGAAAATGGTATTGGTCGATGTTGTACTGTTGCTGATTGGTAGAATGTTGCTTATGCCATAAACCAAATCAGGAATTTCAATGTACTTGTTATCATAAACTCCACGAACACAAGATACTATAGTTGTATCGTATCCAGATTTAGAACCAACAATATGTTCGCCTGGTGCAAATGTACCTTTGACCATTTTAGTCATTAGACTAGCACCAGAAGATGATTCGAAGATTTCTGTAGCAACTTCGGCAGTAGCACCAGAAGTTAATCCTGTGACAGTTTCACCTACAGTAAAAGAAGTAGCAGTCTGTGTAGTTAATGTAATGATTGATGCTGAAATCTTGTGTTTCATATAGAGTTTCTCGACACCATCTGGATGATACTGTCTCCAATATTCCAGTGCTTCGTCCAGTCTATCTTCTAGTTGTTCATCATCTACATTTACTTCTTCTACAGGGGCGCCTAATGCACGAAGGCAATATTGTTTAAGTTGTTCTCTGCTATGTGTTGCCATTCTTATACTCTCTTTCTAACATCAAGTCTTATCAAATCTTTACAAGTAAGAGTTTGAGTAGTTGAAGTGTTTGTTAATACTACATCAAAAGACATTGTTCCAGCAGTTAATTCATTTGCTATAAAAATGTACCGGACTATGCCATTAATATTATCGACCTTCTGCATAAGTTTAGATTGAAGAATTTTATTTTTTCTCCACTGTAAAGTAGCAGTATAATCTGTTAGATCGATAGGTTCGAAGTTATTTGAATCTACACAAGTAAATTCTATAGCACTTCCTGTGTCGCCTTCTACAAAATCCGTCATGTAAATTTACCTTTTATTCTATGAGTTTCAACAAACTGTAGTGAATCTTTATTGTTATGTACAGTAACAAATTGCAATGCTGTTTGTCCAATATGAGACTGAACAAACTGAACATTTCCAAGATGTTTGATGTATAGTGGCTGAGTAGTTTTTACTATTGATACTGAACCTGTACCTAACACTCCAGATAATACAGTATCTCTTGTGATTGATAAACTATTTATACTGTTGGATAATTGATTACCTGATACTGGTATTTCTTTGGTAATTGCTATCGAATCTAAAGCGATTGTGCTAGTAACGCTGGATAATCCAATAGTTTTATCTTTTCCATAATCACTAGACTGTGTATTACATTGAACGCCATTAAGATCAATTAACAATGATTTTGTACAAGAATTTATTTGAGTACTGGAATAATTTCCACTTATTCCAATAGTAATATTGTTTGATTCTTGACTAATACTGATATTAGATTGAACACCGGTAAGGTTTACAGTAGATGAACTTGTAATTCCAAATGTGCCAACATTAGTATTTGCTGTTACTTTTAATAATTGGTTAGATAATATTTTTACAACTGAACCGATATTACTAGAAGAAACTGTACCAGTAATTGCTATCAAATAGTCGGCAGTAGTTCCAATATATCCTGCACTAGATGTACCAGCATTTCCTATTAATCCAACTGTAATGGATTTGGATACAGAACCAATATTAGTACTAGTTGATACTGATGATGGTTGTACAGATTTAATAACTAATGCTGTTCCAATAGAACCAGATGCTGATGTTCCTGTTATACCTTTTGTTCTAGTATTAGATAAGGTACCAACATAAGAAGTAATACTAGAACCAAATAATGCATTATTAGTAAATGATGGTTCGTTTCCTATACTACCAGAAGCATAGTTTCCAAATAATGAAGCTGAACCAGATTTAGTATAATCAAGTTGGCCAATATTAGTAACAATCTGGTTACCAGAAGAAGAACCTGATGATATTACTGGTAATAAAGTTCCTGTTGATATACTAGAACTATTACCAGATATTGCTATTACTAAACTATAAGATGGAGAATTTACTTCACATAATAGTTGATTGCCAGCAAGAGATGCTCTTCCAGTTTGTATTGCAGTTAAATTACCAACTGAAGTACTCGATGTGTTTTTAGTGACAGCAGTTGTGCTTGATACTGAAAGAGAACCAGTTTCAGTTGTACTAATAGCACTGGTCAATCCAACGATGATATTATTAGGTTCGGTTCCTATTGATGTGGAACCAGTATTACCTGTAAGATTACTTGAAATTATAGCACTGATAGAACCAATATTAGTATTGGACTGGATACCAATAATCGATAGTGTGTTATAAGAAGAAACAGAATCAATATTAGTTGATGTTTGAACACCTGATGTAGATAAATCTATAGTATAAGACAGATTACCAATATCTGATTCTAATGCATTTCCACTAGTTGTTAGTATATGATTATTAGGTTCAGTACCGACTGAGGAAGAACCAGTATTACCAGCAACATTTGTTTCTATAGAATAAACAACAGAACCAATTGAACTTATTAAACTAGTAGATAATATTTCCGAAGAAATTATGCTAGTAAGATTACTTGTACTGATGGTAGAATTTAATCCACTCAAACTCAGTGTCAATTCTGTATTAGGATTATTCAATTCTGAAGTAATTGAATTTCCTGTTGTTGCTACTTCAAGATAAGAATTTGTATTACCAACATTTGCACTAATAGAAGTATTAGTTATAGGTGCAGTAGTGCTGTTAGGTTCTGTACCTAATGCAAATGTTCCTGTGTTACCTATTACACCATAAGAACGGGCATGGTTTACTGAACCAACATCTGTAGTGCTAGTTACTGAAGTAATTTCTGACGATACTACAGAAGAAACTGAATTTAGTTGGCTTGATGCAGATACTGATGATAATCCGATAGTTATATTGGATAACGTATTACCAACATAAGATTGAATTTCATTGGCAGATAGTAATACTGAACTGAATGTAGTTGATGAACCAACAGAAGTGCTACCTGTTACATTAGTAACTGATAGTGTAGTATTATTAGGTTCAGTTCCTATTGCAAATGTTCCTATATTACCAGTTAATGCAATGGTTGTATCATTGGTAATAGAACCAATCGAAATTGATGAAACAACACCACCAGTTGTTAGTATATGATTATTAGGTTCTGTACCGACTGAGGAAGAACCTGTATTGCCTTGTAATGAAACTGTAGTTGATTCTAATACGGAACCCGAAGCACCAGTTCCAGATAAACCAGACAATGAGGTCGAAATATAACCAACAACAGAATTAATACTAGAAGTGGCATAATTTCCAGATGATGTAACTGTATTGGATATTAATACTGAACCAATAGAGTTTGTTCCTTGGTTACCAATATTTGCTGTAGTAGATGATGGTGATAATGAACCAATCGAACTAGAAGATGATGTTCCCGATATAGCAATACTGATATTAGAAACTGGTGTTCCTATGCTACCAGAAGAAGTTACATTTAGAGTAGATATTGCGTGATTATTAGGTTCTGTTCCGACAGAAGTGGTTGCAGTGTTGCCAGTAAGACTAACGCCGCCTGAAACTGCATAACCAAATGAACCTAAAGAAGAAGTGGCAGAAGTGCCTGAAGTAGATACTGAAAGATTGACGTAAGCTATTGATGAAACGAAACCCGTACCAAGGGTAATATATCCTGGTACGGTATAATCGAGTGCTATCCAATCACTAGCATAATAAGATGAATTGTTAGATATAATAGCCATTAACTTGTCAGTATCCTTTGCAAGTAGTTAAACCAAAACTTATATCATAGCAATTATCTAATTCTCTATAATAATATAAGATTTATAGTTATTTATTAAGCAATTCTAATCAAAGCATTTGTTGAGTCGTTAGTAGGCATAGTCAATGTAAATGTACCTGCAGTAACGGTTTGAGCACCAAATGTATGAACTGATACCGCATTTTTACCAGTAGCAGTGTCGTTATAAAGTAAAACTGCATCGAATGCTGTAGTTAAAGTAACATTAGAGAATACGATTGATGCTGATGGAGTAAAGAATGCGGCGGTGCCTGTAGTTGAAGGAGCAGTAGCTGTAGTAACTGCAACACCACCTGGAGTATAACCTGTTCCTGTTACTTCACCAGTTGAAGTATAAGCGCCAGTGCCAGCACCGATATTAGCAGTTGTTAAGTATAATGCTGCTTTAAATGAATCTTTTGTAGTTGCTGCACGAACAACAGTTGTCCCAAAAGCATGAATACCATTAAGAATATCTTGTTTAAAACTAGTTGCCATTGCCTGAGTATTGGCCATTTTAAAATTCTCCTATTACTGTTTCTGTAAATGTAGCCGGTTGTTTAAGGATTAAATGAACATCACGTCTGACTAGTTCACCATCAAGATGGTACTCAGTCCAATTTGAAATTTCATTATCTGATTCATCTGAACCCTCAGTTTTGATTAACAGAGATTCTTCAAGATCACCTTTAGTTGTAAAGATTAACGCCATTATTATTCCTCATTATTATTTATAAAATTCACTACTACAGTATATTTATACTATCTATTGAATCGGAACTTCCAGCTGGAATATCAATTACTGGTTCTTCAGGAATGCTTATTTCTTCCGGAATATTAACTGGAACTTCTGTGGGAATGCTAGATTCAACTGGTATAGATTTGTGTTGGGATGGCCAAATAATATCAAATGGAAATCCTTCTTGAAGAGTAATATCTCGTAGTGCTTGTCTGTATTCTGCCCATATTACTTTATCGACTTGAACATCAGCAACTTGAGTCCAATCTGTTTCTAGTAGCAACTGGTTCCGTTTAGCACGAACTTCATTAGCTACTGCTAATGTATCAGCAGCAATATCTTCTGGAGTTTTGTCAGTTACGGCTACCGTAAAGACTTGATTATCTTCAATGTATGGATCAACCGTAATAAGTTTTTGAGTTGTTTTATCATGTGCTTTCCAAATAGTCACACCAAGCACATTGTTAGCAGCCATGAAGTCTACATCTGGTCCAGTAGTAGGAAACGATGTAGCAGGGAATAATTTTTTGTAGTGACCGATTTCTACTATCTGGTCGTCTTGTATAATTGCAATATCCATTTTAATATCCTCCAGATGTTGGTAATGGTGCTGTTGGTGGTGTGAATGATGTTGTATATCTGGCAAGTCCTTTGGTTATTCTTAAATCATCAATATACCCATTAAATTGTTCACTTGCTGTCATTGTTGGAGTATCACCTAATGTAATATATGCAGCAGCATTAGAATCTACTGTTGCGGAACTTGTATATGTTGATTCTTGAGTACCATTCACAAACAATCTAAATGTCGTTCCACTTCTAGTTACCGCTACGTGATACCATTTATTACTTGCTAATGTAGTGGTCGATACCATAATGGCATCACCCATATTACCAGGAACTGCATATCTAAACTTATTAACCGCATCATTAGTGTTCATCATTAATGCGTGGGTATTTGTAGTGTAGTCGGCATTAAAGTTAATTAATCGTGGATAACCAGATGCCTTTGAAACTTGATAACACCATAACTCAATAGTAAAATCTCCAGTGCCAAATGCAAGACTTGCGTAAGCATCGGATTTTAATCTGCACGGACGTGTACCGCTAAAATACATAGCACCTGTACCATACATTTTCTGTGCAGTACTAATCTGAGCATTACCATAAGCTGTTATAGTCTTAGGACTATTACTCAAATCCGTAAACGTTGTACTTCCATTAGTTCCTTCACCTGTTAATAACAACGACACGTCAGCGTAATTAGGGTCAAATGCAGCACCCGTAGAATAATAACCTTTTCCACCAGTTGCTGCTGCATTTATAATCTTACGATTGCTCATTATTTTAAGTCCTTACCAATCACATATCCAGTCCAAGTTGCTCCAGCGTCGTATGTATAAAAACCAAATGAATCACGACCAGAAGATGTTAAACTTGATGGAGCAGTACCGCTTACCCATTTAACAGTAGAAGTACCACCAGCGGCTACTGACAATGTCCATGTAATAGTTGCTAATCCAGCATTAGTCAAATCTAATATAAATGAACCTACTGAACCAGTGGCAGGAATATTACTCACGGTGAACGTAGTAGCACCAGCGGTTAAGGTCTTGGTAAAGTATGAACCTAACGACAAATCTATGCCTAATGCAGCCATTGCTACTCTGGTTTCATAAGAACCTAATGCAGTAATAGTTTTGTTAGTTAATGTCTGTGTATCAGTTGTGCCAACAATTGTTCCAGTTGGAGCTGTTACTGCAGTAAATGCAGATGTTCCATTGCCTTTTAAGATACCAGTTAATGTTGCAGCACCTGAACCACCTTGAGGAACTGATAATGCTGTGGTTAAGCCAGTTAATGAAGTAATATCACTATTAGCACCGGATGCTGCTTGACCTGCTAGTGTATCTGTTGTTTGTAATTCTTGTATAGTTGTTCCATTAAGAACTAATGGATATCTAGCTGTCATTAACTAACTCCTACCGATATAGTTGAACCTGAATGATTTAGAACAGATAATATTCCTGATTGTATTGTGACACCTATGAAACTAACAGACCGATTAAGCACTTGAAGTGTTGATGCTATAGCAGTCCATGAGGCAGTCGCACCGTCTGTTTTTAAGTATTTATTAGCATTGCCAGTCTGACTTGGTAATGATACTGGAGCGGCTTGAGATACCCATGCTGTACCATTAGAAGTCAAAATATATCCAGCAGTTCCTGGAGAAGTCAGTCCAGTACCACCGTTAGCCACAGTCAATGCATTAGTCAAACTTAATGTTGGAATCGTTACAGAATAAGCACCACCAAAAGTAAGGTTTCCACCAAGTGTCCAAGTTTGTGCTGCAACATTGGTAATATTGCCAGAGTTCATATAAAGTGCGTAATTGGTAGCACCACCAGCAGCATCGCCATACAGACCAATATTCATACCGCCAGCATGAGTATCGTTAGCGTATCCTCTTACACCAATAGCAGAACCAGTATCACCTGTAGCAGAAACATGACCCTCACCAACTACACCGCCAGAACGTGTGGCAGCATTCGTATAACCTTTACCATAAACACCAATACCATAGATTGAAGTATCAGTAGCATGAGCAGTTCCTTCAGCAACTAATCCAATATTATGACCTTCATTTTTTTGGATACCTGAAGCAGTATTAGAGATTGCTGTAAGTGAGTTTGGAAATCTTGTAAGGTTAGCCGCAGTTGAAGGACCAATTAAGGCAACTGTAGTGATTCTTGGAGAATCTAGTGTTGGTCCATTAGACAGAACAAGATTAGTAGTACCAGTAGAGGTTGTCGCTCCAGTACCGCCATTTGAAACAGGCAAAGTACCGTAGTTTGTTCCTCTTAAGGTTTGTGATAAACTTTTAGGCATTTTTATTCCCTGCTATTTGCCATGTCATAGTTTCCTCATTCCAGATATAATTATTTCCATCTATAGGATAAGGTATCGGAGCTTCCCAATTACAATTATTTTCATTGAATATCCAAGAATTATATAATTTTGGAGGGATAAAAGCATTGTAAATTTCATTATAACTATATCCAATGCCTGCATATTTTTTTCTTATAGTTTTATTGTAACTTGTCTGTTTCCAATTTGTAGTTTTTCCAAATAATGATTTACAAAATTCAATTCCTATGGATTCATTTTCTATACCATATTCATCGTAAATGTCTTTATTATTTACAACAATTATTTGTAAAACTATATTGTTTTCATCAAGTTGTGCAAAATGAGCCATATAATCCCCTAAAAAGTAATAGAACCTGATCCGGTAAATTTATATATTCTGTAATTACCAGATATAGATACGGTTGGTGATCCAGTTGTAGATATAGCAGCCGGATATGTAGACAAGTAACTTATGATCACGATCCCAGAACCGCCAGCGCCTGCATCTGCCCCTATTTGACCTGTTATACCACCAGCACCACCGCCGCCGCCACCCGTATTTACTGTTCCATATACACCGTTTTTATCAGTATTGCTTCCATAATTACCACCGGCACCACCACCTCCAGTACCACCTGTACCGCCAGATCCAGCATTCATATGTCTGCCGCCACCACCGCCACCAGCATAATATGTGGTTGTTCCTGTAATATTAGAAGGTGTTCCATTTCCGCCATTTCCAGGAATAGCTGTGCTAGCATTAGTACCGACTGATCCAGCACCACCGCCGCCGCCGCCCGTATTGGTTACACCACCGTAACCTCCGGCAAATCCTTGACCAGAAACTGCAATTCCACCAACAAAAGATCCATTTGATGATCCACCGCCGCCACCACCGCCAGAACCACCGGATGCTCCATCAACGCCCCAACCTCCGCGACCACCACCGGTAGCTGATATACCATTAAACAAACTATTTGAGCCTGAAGTAGATTGCGATTGCGAAGATGGTGTATATGTACCACCTGCACCCACAGTTATTGTATATGTTCCTGTGGATAAATTTGTAGATCCAGTTACCACTCCACCAGCACCACCACCGCCACCGCCAGCCCATTGACCACCAGCACCACCACCCGCAACTATTAAATAATTGATTGGAACCAATGTTGGGTATACAAATACACTTGAACTTTT